CTATTACAGACGTCTGACGATGGCGGAATAATTGTGGACTTTGACGAGTTTGGTGCCGTCGAATCTACCGATGACGATGTCGAACCTGATTCCACACAATCGTCAGAATAAGCAAAACAATAAAAAGGAGAATAAAATGACTGTACAAGATACTCAAGGGGCCGCCGATAGGGCGTTAGCTAAATACACAAGTAGAAAACTGCTAGTTTGGTTTGTCTCAACAGGCCTATTAATGAAGGGTAGCATTGACGGGGATCAGTGGGTCGCCATCGCGTTGGCCTACGTCGGTACTCAAGCTGTTATCGACGCCGCCGTTGCTTGGAAACACGGAAAGGGATGATCTCTGGGGTTAAAATCAAGGCCAAGTTATTTTGGACATGGCTCAAGCATCACTGGAAAATTCCAGCTGTAGTTTTGTATACTTTCTTAATGTGGCTGGTGTTTCGGAAAAATGCTACTGCAACTCTGGCTGTGTTAGAGATAAAAAAGGAAAGTTACAAGAAAGAGGTGGACGCCTTGAACGAAGCACATAAAATGGAAATTGAAAAGAGAGATAAAATCTTAGCAGAATATGATAAAGTATTAGAGAAACTGGAAGAAAAATACAAACACAATATGTTTAGACTCGACAGCGAGAAGAAAGCACGTGCTAAGAGGTTGATTGAGGACTACCACGACGATCCAGAATCTTTGTCAAAATTGATGTCAGTGGTGTTTGGGATTGATTATGTTGGATAAAATAAAAATACTAGCGCCCATTCTTTTGGTGTTCTTCGCTTTCCCCGCGCATGCACAGGATGATTCGCCAAAGATGACGGATGTTATAAAGGGGGAAAAGGCTCCGTTCACGGGAACGCTACTTAACCCACCAGCGATCGCGCAAATAGTGGCGGACAAAGAAAACGTACAAACGCAGTGCTCTTTAACAAAAGCATACATTGAAGACAAAGAAAAGACTAGATGTGATTTGTTATTAAATACTGCAATTGCTAGTTTAGAAACGTTACAGCAGAAGCACAGTACGATACTAGACATTAAAGCAGAGGAGATAGAAAGGTTGAATAAGATCGCCCTTCAAAAACCAAATCAATACAATCATTGGTGGTTCGCCGGCGGGATGATCGCCGGAATAACTACGTCGATTGTTATTTTTTATGCTGCAGTGGAAACCGCAAAGTGAGTAAAGATTGGGACTACATTGCTAGAGTCGAAAAATCAATAAAAAGAAAGTATGGCGAAGATGCAGTGATAAACCCAAAGGGTAACTGGGACGACGAAAAAGAGAAAGATTATTTGGAGGCTTTAAAAGAACAGTATAGGCGCTCCAGAAACTCTGCAGCGGACAAGGTTGAATTGAATGGAGTTTTTGTACCCAGGAAACTACTTATAAAGGATAGTAAAAGAAAATGTCCAGTGTGTGACGTTTATTCTTTCAACACTAAGGATGACGTTTACATGAGCAAATTTGATTGTTGCTACGGATGTTACGTACAGTGGGTCGAGCATCGCGAAGAAAGATGGGATGATGGTTGGCGCCCAAACAAAGAGGAATAAAATTCATGGCTTCAGTATTAGAAATCGTACGAGGAATAGCCCAAGCCGCTGCAAATGCGTATGACGGTGCACTAGATGAGGATGGAAGTCCCATCAAAACAGGCTTAAAAAGGGAAGAGGAAGTACCAATAACTGACAAGAGAGTTATGGACGGATTCGCTGTTACGTTTCACGGCGATAAATTAAAATTAAATTATCAATGTGATGTGAAATTAAAGGAAGTCCACAACGGCCACTTTGAGGATGATATCAGTGACACAATCAATCAGGTAGCAAGCTTTCTAAAAAGAGAGTATAAAAGGTTAACCGGAGACACTCTATCCTTAACTTCTTTGGACGAAGCAGACATAATGGTACAGAGCATATCTAATATTCGAAGTTTTGTGCAAGCGAATAGACAATATAAAATTGGTGGTCTAAAAGGGGTGGAAGCTGTATCAGATCCATCCGAAGATCGTTTGGATGATTCGGTGAAGAAATTTTTAGAACTCGGCAAGAAAGCCAAGAAACCGTCTAACGTTACTCGTAAAAATGCATAATGGCCTATCAACTGACGAAGAAACAGGTACTCAGAGAGATTGTTAAGTGTGGTAAAGATGCAGATTATTTTATCAACAATTACGCAAAGATCTCTCACCCTATAGATGGTTTAATTCCGTTTAAAACATATGGGTATCAAACGGATCTTTTAGAAACGTTTGACGATTATCGTTTCGTTGTTGTCCTAAAAGCTCGCCAGCTAGGAATATCTACAATTGTAGCCGCGTATGTTGTTTGGATGATGATATTTCATCGAGATAAAAATATCTTGGTGATGGCAACAAAATACAACACAGCAGCCAACTTAGTTAAAAAAGTAAAGTCCGTCATCAAGAGTCTTCCGGAATGGATTCGGATAGCAAATATCTCTGTTGATAACAGAAACTCTTTTGAACTAGACAACGGTTCTCAAATCAAAGCTTCATCGACTAGTATCGACGCTGGCCGTTCGGAAGCGCTCTCTCTTTTGGTAATAGACGAGGCCGCACATGTCGAGGGTCTAGAAGAACTCTGGACTGGCCTCTATCCAACAATATCAACCGGTGGTAAATGCATAGCATTATCTACTCCCCGCGGCGTCGGAAATTGGTTCCACAAAACATATACAGAAGCAGAATCACAGTTAAACGACTTTAAACCTATTAGATTGGACTGGCATGTCCACCCGGATCGCGACCAGGAATGGTTCGAGAGAGAGACTAGAAATATGTCTTCGCGACAAATTGCGCAAGAACTTAATTGCAATTTCAACACTTCCGGTGAGACAGTACTTCAACCAGAAGATCTGGACAGGATCAATGCCAACTTACGTGAACCAAAACACAGGACAGCGTTCGATAGAAATTTGTGGATTTGGGAGGAATATCAACAAGGGTGTGAATACCTACTTGCTGCAGATGTTGCGCGAGGCGACGGAGAAGACTATTCGTCATTTCATATAATTAGGTTAGACACTATGATGCAGGTTGCGGAGTATCAGGGCAAAGTGACACCAGATTTGTTCTCCAACCTGTTGACGCAGGCGGGAAAGGAATTCGGAAATTGTATGATGGTGGTTGAAAATAACACTGTTGGTTTTGCAGTTATTGATAAACTAATAGAAACGGGATATCCCAATGTTTACTACTCCGCCAAATCCACTCATGAATATATTGAGCCAGTTGTCGGAGAGCATTCGAATAATGCTGTTGCTGGCTTTTCTATGACTCGTAATACCAGACCGTTGGTTTTTGCTAAAATGGAAGAGTTCGTGAGAAATGACATAGTACAAATTAATTCCGCCAGATTATTTAACGAGTTAAAAACATTTATATGGACCAACGGAAAGCCTCAGGCCATGCGCGGATACAATGACGATTTGACTGTAGCTTTTGCAATTGCGTGTTGGATTCGTGACACTGCGATCAACGTCGGGCATAGGAATGTGCAATATAAAAAAGCGTTTCTAAACTTTGGTGGTATGATGAAAAGTGATCTAGTCCTTGACACAAACATTCCTGGAATGAATAATTATAGAGCGAATGAAGACAATGAGAATATCCGAAAGCAAAAAAAGATTGTAACTGAATATTCTTGGTTGTACAAAGGTTGAAAAGATAAATGGCAAGTAGAAATAAGAATGTAAAGAACGCAGAATCGAATCTCTTCAAGAGACTCACTCGCCTTTTCTCAGGACCGATAGTTCAGTATCGAGCACAAACTCCGAGAAAAGAAAAGAGAAGACTGTTAGATAAATACAAATTCACATCTGCCAGCGGTCAGAACTTCAAAAAGACTGAGTATGATGCTTTCGCTGGTCTAAACGCGAACGCTATGGCCAACCAGGGCCGCCAAAGAAGATATGTGGACTTTGACCAGATGGAGTTTTCTCCGGAGATTTCATCGGCTCTAGACATCTACGCCGACGAAATGACAACGTCGAATTCATTCAACGAACTTCTTACAATAAAATGCCCCAACGAAGAAATTAAAAGTATATTGGATGGACTTTACTACAACATAATGAATTTGGAATTCAATTTATTTGGTTATTGTAGAACTCTATGTAAGTACGGTGATTTTTTCCTGTATTTAGATATCGATGATCAGAAAGGAATCCAGAACACAATTGGCCTCTCTACAGAGGAACTAGAGAGGTTAGAGGGTGAAGACAAAACCAATCCAAATTACGTACAGTTCCAGTGGAATTCTGGTGGAATAACATTTGAAAACTGGCAAATTTTGCATTTCAGGATATTGGGCAATGATAGACATACCCCATATGGCACATCAGTTTTGGACGGTGCTAGAAGAATATGGAGACAGCTTACACTTCTAGAAGATGCAATGATGGCTTACAGAATTGTAAGATCTCCTGAGCGAAGAATCTTTTATATCGACGTCGGCAACATACCGGCACAAGATGTTGAACAGTACATGCAAAAAGTCATGACTCAAATGAAAAGGAATCAGGTAATAGATCCGGATACCGGTCGAGTCGACTTGCGCTATAATCCAATGAGCATTGAGGAAGACTACTTTATCCCTGTACAGGGCGGAGTTAGTTCCAAGATTGAAAATCTTCCCGGCGGCACATACACTGGCGATATAGATGACGTTAAATATCTGAGAGAGAAAATGTTCTCGGCATTGAAAATCCCACAGTCATATCTGGCTGCAGCGGAAGGTGCAGAGATAGACAGGACAACTCTGGCTCAAAAAGATATCCGATTCTCAAGAACAATTCAGCGCCTGCAGAGAGCAATTCTTCCAGAGCTTGAGAAGGCTGGTATAATCCACCTCTACACACTTGGTTTTAGAGGGGATGATCTGGTCTCATTTAAGCTGCAACTAAACAATCCATCGAAGTTAGCCGAGTTGCAAGAACTGGAACACATGAGAACGAAGTTTGAAGTAGCAAACGCTGCCGTTGAAGGTTACTATAGCCGTCGTTGGATAGCTGACAATATTCTGAACGTCACTAACGAAGAGTTCCAGAGAAACCAAATAGAGATGTTCTATGACAAGAAGCATGATGCGATGCTAGAACGCGTCGGCGAAGAAGTTCTGACAGAAGGAGAACCTATTGCCGGCGGAGGAGATCTTGCCGCCGGCGAGGATCTCACAGGATTAGAGGGCGGCGACGAAGGTATGGCCACTGATGATGAATTGGCAGGGATAGCTGCTGAGGAAACCGCAGAAGAGGAACCTGAAACTGGCATATTGGCCACTCCAGATGAGCCACCTCCGGGCTCCAGAGACGATCGTATCAAAGTTGGTCCGAATGGTAAGTACACAAAGAAAGGATGGAAGGGTGCGACTTACTGGTCTCTAGATCAACGTGGCGGCAAAAAAGTTGCCGGCCCACTCAGCAGAAGTAACGCTGCT